CAAAGGACGCGGCGCGTACGGATTCGGGATTTGACATATTCGCATTTTTTGCATTTTAGGAGATACATGGCAGGCAAAGGTCCAGCACCAAAAGACGCAGACCAGCGCAGACGCAGAAACGCTGACCCAGTACCCACTCAGGTGGTCATACAGGACGGCATCTTGCGCGGCCCAGATCTGCCAGCTGGTTACCCTTGGCACTCGCAGACATTCCGTTGGTGGGACACATGGCGCAAGTCAGCGCAAGCTGCCACTTTCACAGACACTGACTGGGACTTTTTAATCGATACAGCCTTGTTGCACTCGTCCTATTGGAACGGTGACAACGTGGGAGCAGAATTGCGACTCCGAGTCGCTAAGTTTGGCGCTACACCTGAAGACAGAATGCGACTTCGGTTGCAGGTTGATGGTGAAGCAGAGGGGGCCAAATCTAACAAGACCCTATCTGACCAGCGACGAACTCGTTTGTTGAGAGTGGTGGGGGAACTTGACAAAGAAGAAACGACAACAGAGTAGCTTCATCTCACTCGGTTGGGACGCGATTGACTGGATTGAGACTTATCTAGTTCACGGCCCAGGCGACGTGCAAGGTGAGGCCATCAACTTAGACGATGAGCAAGCGGCTTTCATACTAAAAGCCTACGAACTGGACAAACATGGGCGGCGAGTTACACGACGAGCTTTCTTTTCTCGACCAAAAGGTCGTGCGAAGTCGGAGCTTGCTGGAATGCTCGTTTGCTTTGAGGCTCTCGGCCCTGCTCGCTTTGACCGTTGGGACGCCTTCGGCAATCCAATCGGACGCCCAGTTCAGTACCCGTTCATCAGGTGCCTAGCAACCGAAGAGTCACAGTCGGGCAACACATACGACAACGTGCGCTACATGCTCGAGCACATCAAAACGAACTTTGGCACTGAGTATCCAGGCATTGACGTCGGACTTACACGCACTTTTTTAAAAGGTGGCGGCGAAATCGTCCCATCAACAGCAGCATCAGCATCAAAAGACGGTGGAAAAGAGTCTTTTGCTGTTGCTGACGAAACACACCTCTATTCGAGCCCCGAGCTCAAGCGAATGCACGAAACCGTAAGGCGAAATCTCGCCAAGCGAAAGGCTGCAGACCCTTGGATGCTGGAGACTTCGACAATGTACTCGGTAGGCGAGGAATCAATCGCCGAACAGACGCACCGCTTATGGATTTCGATACAAGAAGGCCGCACAAAAAATCCAGGCCTGTTATTCGATCACAAGCAAGCGCCCGAGGTCCCCGACCTGCAGGACAGTGAGCAGCTTAAAAAAGCACTTGCTGTCGTGTATGGGCCCGCTTTTAAATGGCTAGACATTCCACGTCTAATGGCCGAAATACAAGACCCGATGACAAAAGCATCGGACGCAAGACGCTACTTTTTGAATCAGCCGTCCACAGACACCGACCGCTATATGAGCATCACAGCTTGGAACGCAGCGGCAGAGCCTGAGGAACTGGCAGAAGGCACCGAGGTCGTTCTCGGGTACGACGGTTCTCGCAAAGACGACGCCACAGTGCTCGTCGCTTGCAGAATTGAAGACGGCAAGATTTTTCAACTCGAGTGTTGGGAGCGACCACCTGGCCCTGCGGGCTACGGTTGGGAAGTTCCAAGAGTCGAAGTTGATGAAGCTGTTCGAATCGCATTCGCAAAGTACAAAGTTCACAAGATCTGGGCCGACCCTTCAGGTTGGCAGTCTTATTTGGACGCTTGGAACTCGACTTTTGCTGACAAAGTAGTTGCAGTTTATCCTTCCAGCCAGCGAAAGCTGATGGCACAAGGTCTTGATAGGTTCCTCGAGGACATTCTTGAAGGACGCCTAAAGCACAACGGCGCAGCAGAGCTTACAAGGCACGTGACAAACGCGGTACCAACTCGGTATGGTCAAGTCATGAAGCCTTCTCAGAGCCACAAGATCGACGGCTTAATCGCCGCAGTTCTCGCTTACCTAGGCCGCACCGAAGCTCTTGTCAATCCTGAGCCCGTTGCACCCAAAGTCACTTACCACACTATTCAAGTCTAGGAGAAACATGAAGCGTTTTGATTTTAGCGTTTTGGTCGAGATCACTGGCGTCGCGTTAGTGACTGTCGGACTTGCGTTGTTCTCTCCACCGATTGCATTAATCGCTCTCGGTTCATTCCTCGTTTGGGCTACAGAAAAGGCTGATTAATGACCGCTGGCATTTACAACACCACTATCGACCAAGGCTCAGTGTGGTCTGTCGTGTTGGTGTATACCGACTCAAACAACGCCCCTGTCAACTTGACTGGCTTCACAGCCGCCATGCAGCTTCGACAGAATTACAATTCTGACGTTGCAGATCTGACTTTGACCACCGCAAATGGTGGCATCACAATCGTCGGTGCTACAGGCACCATCACAATCAACGCCACAGCGACTCAAACAGGACTTCTTGACCCAGGCTTTTACGTTTATGACTTAGAATTGACATCGGGTTCCAACATCTCTCGCCTAATCCAAGGCCAGTTGACCGTAGCAGAGCAGGTGACACGATAATGGCCAATAAAGTCACAATCAACGAGACCAACAATACAGTTGAGATCTCAGCTCCAGGCCCACAGGGTTCACAAGGACCAACTGGTCCAACAGGCGCAACAGGCCCAGCTGGTGCTACAGGCGCAACAGGTCCAGTCGGTGCTACGGGTGCCACGGGTCCAACAGGTGCTACAGGCAACACAGGCCCGACAGGCGCAACTGGTTCAACAGGTCCAGTCGGTGCAACAGGCCCAACAGGAGCCACAGGACCAACAGGCCCAACAGGAGCCACAGGTCCACAAGGCATTCAAGGCGACACAGGCGCAACAGGGCCGACTGGCCCAGTTGGTGCAACTGGTCCCACAGGTTTAACAGGCGCAACTGGAGCCACAGGCCCAACAGGCGTCACAGGCGCAACTGGTCCACAAGGCATTCAAGGTGTGCAAGGCATTCAAGGCGAGACTGGTGCGACTGGCCCAATAGGCGACACTGGAGCAACAGGCCCAACAGGCGCAACAGGCGCAGCTTCAACGGTGCCTGGCCCAACAGGAGCGACTGGCCCTGCAGGTGCAACAGGTCCAACAGGCCCACAAGGTGAAGCCTCAACTGTACCTGGCCCAACTGGAGCCACAGGCCCAGCGGGTGCGACAGGTCCAACTGGCGCAACAGGACCTCAAGGAATCGAAGGCCCAACGGGCGCAACTGGTCCGCAGGGTGCGGCTGGTGCGAATGGCGGCTCTACTAGCTTATTCGACTACAACGCAGACACTTCGGCCACATCGGGCGACCCTGGCGCGGGCGACATACGCTGGAACAATGCTACGCAGATCAATGCCACAACGTTGTTTATTGACCATTTAGACATAAATAGCAACGACATTGACGTTTTTATTGCCCTGCTTAAAGCAGACGATTTTATCATCGTTCAAGATCGAAATGTTCACACTAACTTTCAGAAGTTTAAAGTCACAGCGGCAGCGACCATTCTTGGTGGCTACAGCAGCGTCCCAGTAGTTCTAGACTCCTCAGGCGGCACTGGCACGACCAACTTCAGCAATTTCGAAGCTCTTGCGTTATTGCTCATCAATGTCGGTCTTACAGGTGCGACTGGTCCAATCGGTCCGACAGGCCCACAAGGCGCAACTGGAGCAACTGGCCCTGCAGGCGCGACTGGAGCAACAGGCCCACAAGGTGAAGCAGGCCCAACTGGAGCAACAGGTCCAGCGGGCGCGAATGGCGCAACTGGGGCAACAGGTCCACAAGGCGAGATTGGCGCGACAGGCCCAACAGGCGCAGTCGGAGCTACAGGTCCAGTCGGCGCTACAGGCGCAACTGGCCCACAAGGTATTCAAGGAATCCAAGGCGTTCAAGGAATCCAAGGTGAAACTGGGGCGACAGGCCCAACAGGCCCAGCTGGGGCTACAGGTCAAGCAGGAGCCACAGGTCCTGAAGGTGCCACAGGCGCAACTGGCCCACAAGGAATCCAAGGCGGTGTCGGCGCTACTGGTCCTACAGGCCCAGCTGGAGCAACAGGTCCTGCGGGTGCGACAGGAGCAACTGGTCCACAAGGAATCCAAGGTGACACAGGGGCAACAGGCCCAAGCGGCGCAACAGGTCCGAGCGGCCCAAGCGGTGCAACAGGTCCAAGCGGCTCAACTGGTCCAACAGGAGCCACGGGTCCACAAGGTGGCGACAACCCAGTTGTTGACTACATCGACGGTGGGGCAAACGCTGCTGGCATTACTGGCGACGTGATCTACAACGCGGGGCTATCCAACGCAAGCAGTTGGACATACACCATCGACGCAGGCGCGTCGGTAACAACCTTCTAACAAAGAGAGAAAGAAGCCAACATGACAGCAAGACTCCAAAACCGCCGAGATACGGCAGCAAACTGGACATCTAATAACCCAACCCTTGCTGCAGGCGAAATCGGCT